TTGGTGGTGATTTTGAAAAGTGTAATGGTTTTCCAAATAATTGGGGTTGGGGTTTAGAAGATAATGCAATGAACGATAGAGTTTTATTGAATGAGTTTATTATAAATAGACAACAATTTTATCCACGCAACACAAGAGAGGTTATTCATTTATATGATACACCAAATAGAATAATTAATAACAAAGAACCAGGAAATTATAGTAATAAAAATTTAAATGATAATTTGAGTAATATACACGATTTAGATTACGTTATTGTTCCAAATACAGTAAGAGACGAAGAAAATAACGGCACAATACAAAATATTATCAAAGTAAGCACCATTGAGCAAAAAGAATATATGATAAATATTTCTGCTTTTACAACATTTATAAATCCGGCAAACGAAATTTTTTATACGCAAAATACTTTCTATAATTCAACATTAATGCCTCAGTTGTATGAAACTACAACACACAAAAAAATGTGGTCATTAAATAGTCGTTTTTTATAAGGCTAATAGTTTGATTAACACTATTTTTTGGTACTAAATAAATTAAATTTAAATAAATTTAAAGTTAAAAATAACATATTATCTAGAATGCCTTATATTTTAGAAGTGCAAAAAATTGCTTGGAATTATAAAAGTCGTCATATAGGATATATGAATAAAATTTTTGAAACACAAGAAGATGCTTGTGCTTATTATAATAAATTTAATCAACATATGATGCCATTAACTAATAAAAATAATTATTGTAGTGATTGGGATCCTGAAACTTTCTTAATATATATTGTAAGAGAGCATTTTTATGAACATTTACATATAGCACCTTTTGAAAAAAATAATAAAAATGAAAATATAAACGAAAATAACAATAATTTTCTATAGGAATTTTACCTTTATTACTTCTTATATATTTTTAAATGTTTTTTAAAGATAAAAACATTTAAAAAATTATTCGACAGTTACAACTTTGGCTAAATTTCGCGGTTTATCCGGATTTAATCCTTTAGCAATAGAAATTTCATATGCCAATTTTTGTAATACTATAGTAAATATTACTTCATTATAGTAATCTATTTTAGGCAATAATATATATTTATGGTCGTCTATTTGTAATTCATCTATAACATTTTGGGAATTTGTTATAACAAATAAATTTGTTTCTCTTCCAAATATTTCATAATAAGTAGATTTTATATTAGCATAATTTGTAATATCATTATAATCAATTAATAAAAGAGTTAAGTTTGTGTCATCTAATAACGCAAAAGGTCCATGTTTTAACGAACCTGCTGAAAACCCCTCACAATAAATATAAGTAACTTCTTTTATTTTTAACGCTGCTTCGCAAGCTATTGAATATAATTTGTACTTACCTAAAATAAATATACTATTAATGTTATTATTAATAATGAAGTCTTTTAAAATAGTAATTTTGTTTATAATTTTACTATCATGTAATAATTGTGTAATATTGCTTGAAAGAACTCTTAGACTGTTCAGATTTTTTATATTATTTAATTCATTATTTACAAACCACATACTAATTAGACTTAAAACTATTAACATACTAGTAAAAGATTTGGTTGATGCTACACTAATCTCTGAACCGGCATTTAAATATACACCACAATCAACTTCGCGCGCTATTAACGAATCTACTTTATTTACAATTCCCATTGTTAAACATTTTTTTTGCTTACATATTTTTAAACAATTATATACGTCTATTGTTTCTCCTGATTGTGATAAAAAAATACATAAAGTATTGGAGTTATTTTTATTATTTGGTAAAATATTTTCATTAAATTCACAAGCATTTACACTTTTAACATTTACAAAATAGTTTATTTCATTAAAATAAATTTCTCCCACTATAGAAGCGTTATAACTAGTTCCACATCCAATCAAATATAGAAACTCAATTGAATTAATATTATGTATTAAACAGTCCAGACCTCCCAATTTAATAATATTATTATTGATTCGTCCTCCATAATTATATGCTTTTTGTATTGTTTCTGGTTGTTCCATTATTTCTTTAAGCATCCAATGACTATAATGTTTTTTAGCATTATGAAAATTTTCATAAATTACTTTTTTTATAGTATATTCATTTGTTTCATCCAAGAATTTATAGTTGTTATTATTAATTTTTACAATATTATTATCACCCAATGGAATATAATCATAAACCAATCCTATAAAACCATTTGTTTCAGAAGCGCAAATTATATAATTACTATTGTATCCTAAAAGTAATGGAGAACCTTTTCGCGTTATATAATATGTGTCTGGTATTTTTGTATAAATAATAACAAGCGCCCAAGTTCCTTCTAGTTCTTGCAAACTTTTTTTAAGTGCTTCCTCAAAATTATTACTATTACTTAGCGTATAATATTCGATTAAATTAGCAATAACTTCACTGTCCGTATCACTGTAAAATTTATAATCTTTTGCCAACAAGAATTCCTTAATAACTAAGAAATTATTAATTATACCATTATGAACTAATATAATATCTCCATTTTGTGAAAAATGGGGATGCGCATTATAATCCGTTTTTCCACCATGCGTTGCCCATCTAGTGTGTCCTAGCGCAAATTTAGAAAACAGATTGTTTTCCAGATGTTTTTTTTCATATATAGTTTTTAATAAATCAAAGCAATCTTTTTTTGAAGTAGATGCTTTTTTTAATATATCATGTTTATTTGTATTTGAATTTATATAACAAATTCCCATTGAATCATAACCTCTATTTTGTATTAATTGTAGACTATTAAAAATATGCTCCAGCGCATTTGTATTTTTAATAGAATATATAAATGTTATTCCACACATAGGATAAATTAATATATTAGTTAGTGTATTAGTTTTAATTATTAATATTGGTTATTTTGTTAATTAATATTAATTATTGTGTTAATTATTAATTATTGTGTTAATTAATATTAATTATTTTGATAATTATTAATATGTTTTGTAAATATTTATTTTTCTGTACTAATTAATTTATTAACACTCCACAGTAGTGTAGTTGGTCTTATAGACCTTTCAACAATTGAACATGATTGACATTCTCTATCAAAATAATGAACTTTATTATCAAATTGCCACATCCATTCACCTCGTAAAGTATATAATACCATTGCTATTATGTTTGGATTTATAAAAATACCAAACACTAATCCAAACATATTATATAATGTAGGATTCATTGGTCTGCCAAAATGTGTTTGGTCTATTTTACTAGCCATATAATAATGATAAGTAAAGTCATCTTGTTTAATTTTGTTAAATCCAATGCTTTTAATTTTATCAGAAAGAGTTTCGTCTATTTCATCATAAAAATACCAACCACCATAAGCGCGCTCAACAAGATATGCATTTAGCGTGTCTTTACATACTTTTTTATTCATATGTAAAGTTGTACTAAATAATAATTTATATGACGAATCATGTTTATAATAGCGTTTTACATGGTTCATTATTTTTATAAGTTCTTTTTCTGCTTTTTGTTCGCCGCTTTTAGAACAAGGATAACTTTGAGTAAGATGTTCTAAAGATCCCCAAAAAGTTACAATATCATATTTTCCAACAAATTGTGGTTGAAAATCGCGATAGCTTCCTAAATACACATCGTGATTTTGTTCTTTTAAAGCATTTGCTTGCTCGCTTGATATAGACATTGCTGAGGTTTTAATACCCAATGACTTACAATATTTAATAAAGTCACCATTTCCACACCCCATGTCTAATATTGTAATAGTTTTGTATTCACTTGGAGAAATATTTAAATACAAGAAAAACTTCTCATATTTTTTTATGTTGGCCATTTCCGGAGTAAATTCTTTTGCCTCGCGTTCATTCATTAGAGAAGTATTATCAGATAAATCTTTTAAGTAAATACCTTCTGTTAAATTAGTATTCTTTTTAAGATAATTAATATAATAAGTACTAGTAATGTCATAAAATAATTTAGTTCTAGATTCACCATCAAAACCGTCAATATTTAATTTAACATATAATAGTTCATTTAACATTAGAAGAAAGATTGGACAAAGTAAATACAGTGTATTATTAAAATAATAGGCTAAATAAATACATAGAAACCATATTGTCAATGTAATTAACGTATTTTTATTTGTTAACACACACGTTGATTTAAGAATCACATATATTATAATTTGTAATAAAACGATAAAATATAATAAATTTATATACGACATTAATATATTTTTATTATATTTTTTTATTCAAAAAATACCGAAATGTTGTTTCTTTTTAGTCATGAATATTTTAAAAATCCTCTCCAAATTCAAAAGTATTTACTTTTGAATCTTTTGTAGCCAGAGAATATTCGCTTACGCGATCTTCAAAAAAGTTTGTTTTTGTTTCAATGCTTATATTTTCCATCCATTCAAATGGATTTTTGCTTTCATAAATTTTATCGCCTCCTAATTGAAGACTTAAGCGATCAGCAACAAATTCAATATACTCTTTCATTAAAACTTGATTCATACCAATTAATCTACAAGGAAGTGCTTCAGTAATAAATTCTAGTTCTATAGCAACTGCTTCGCTAATTATTTCTTGGATTTTTTGTTTCTTAAGTGGTTTTAATAATTTACTATGTAATAATACAGCAAATTCAGTATGTAATGCTTCGTCGCGAGATATTAATTCGTTAGAAAATGTTAATCCAGGCATTAATCCGCGTTTTTTTAACCAATAAATAGCACAAAATGCTCCTGAGAAAAATATTCCTTCAATACAAGCAAACGCGACCAACCGTGTAGCAAAATTGGATTTTTTATCATTTATCCATTTAATAGCCCATGCGCCTTTTTTTTTAATACATTCATATTCATCCAAAGCATTGAATAGTTTTGACTTTTGCGTTTTATCTTTTATATATGTATCAATTAAAGTAGAATATGTTATAGAGTGAATATTTTCCATGGCAATTTGTAATCCGTAAAATGCTCGCGCTTCACTAAGTTGAACTTCACCCATAAAGCGAACACCTAAATTTTCCAATACAATACCATCGCTTGCCGCAAAAAATGCCAAAATCATAGATATAAAATGTCTCTCATCATCATTTAAATTTTCCCAATCTTTATTGTCTTTTGACAAATCAATTTCTTCGGCCCTCCAAAATAAATCTTCGGCTTTTTTATACATTTTCCAGATGTCTTGGTCCTTAATTGGAAACATTACATAACGACTAAGGTCTTCTTGTAATAATGGTTCTACATTATTTTTATTCATCCTAAATAATATAAGTATAGATTTTTATATTTTTTTAATATATTATTAAATTTATATTTTTTAATAGTTTAATAAATTTATATTTTTTAATAGTTTAATAAATTTATATTTTTTAATAGTTTAATAAATTTATATTTTTTAATAGTTTAATAAATTTATATTTTTTAATAGTTTAATAAATTTATATTTACATAATTTATAATATATGGAGTTCAAATTACCTAGAAATATTATTTCTAATAATATTATAAAATATGTTTTATATTTAGTGAGTTTAGCGTTGGCCGTAAGTTATATTGTTAATGAACAAAGTTTAGCACTTTTAAGTTTAATAGCCATTGCTTGTGGAGTATATGTAATGAATAAAAATGTTGTTATTGCTTTGTTTGTAGCAATTATAATTACTAATTTATTACTATCAATGAATTATTTAAAAAAATCTACTGTAATAGAAGGAATGGAATCAAAATCAAAACAAAGATTAACAAGACAATCTAATCAAGAA